CAATGCTTCCGCCGTTCTGCAGAAAAGCCACAAGCTCTGGGGGAACCTTGCCCCACTTGCATAGGGTCCACTCGGCTTTCCAACCAATATTTTCACTTATCCTCATTTTTAGATTCTTTTTCTCCCCTGCTTACGCCAGCAGCGTTTGAACATCCAGCCTCAACGGCTAACGGATAGCGCACAACCGCTATCCAGCCGACCTCGCAATCATAGAACATTCTTACTACGAGGACACCCTCATGCGTTTTAAAGAGCTTCTTGCCTTCAGCTCGGGCTATTGCTAATGCATCGCCGACGTCTTTGAACTTGCGTTTGTCGTCGCGAATGACGAGAGCTTTGTCAGGCATCTGTGCGAGCCACCTCTCTTAGGGTTCCTTCGAGATTCCACGCCAAAGAGACAGTGAAGAGCAGCAATGCGCCGTCATAAGCTTTCAAAGCGATTATCTGCGTGCCATCTACGTTCCATGTGAACTCTAATCTGGTTATCCTTCTGCCAGTAGGCGGCGCCATGAGACTGGACAAGGCACTGTGAATTGCTTTGAAGGCTTCTTCATAACGTCCATAGGCTACCGTGCTCATTTTAAATCAGCCTCGCAATCTTATGTCTGCTCAAATGGTCCGTCTTGCTACGCAGAACATAAAGGTAATCAGCTAGCAAGGGCTGTTCACGTCCAAGCTCCAACGATATTTCCAGCGTCTGCGTCTTAGCGTCGACACGATACTCGATGGCTAGGATGCGAAAGTCAGCGTCAACATTCTCGTTAGGTAAAGTAACATGTATCTTGTCGCCTGGCAAGAGCGGTGTATTGCCATAGTCTATAACTGTACTTTTCAGCGTTAGGCATTCTGCTGAGTCTTTTTGATAGTTGAGGATGGCTTTCGCTCTTAAGGCACATTCGTTGTCGCTGCAAAGCTCCTCGTCAACCTCAACAAGCTCCCTCAAGCCATATGCTGACTGGCTTCCACTGTCTTCCTGCACCGAATTGTAACGGCGCCCGCCAAAGAACAAGCCGTCGACCCAGAAGCTTCCCGTTCCAGTTCCACTGAACCAGCAGTCAAAGCGCACTTTTTTTATCTGCGTCCAATCAAAGCCATTCTCAGCATTCCACAAATCAGCGTTTATAGCGCCAACTCTAACTTGCAACTGCGTCCACTTGTCAGGACCCACGTTGAACATGTGCGAAGAAGACTTGTCCGCAGAGTCGTATAGGATGACGCTTATGTTTCCGTTGAAAGCTGCTTCACGATAAGCCCAGAAACTCAGAAGCGGATAGAGATTGCAGTTCACTTCTTTGCCCATGTTCAACGTGAATAAACATGCTGCGTAGTAGACGCTTGCAGCGTAGGTTTTGATGCTTCCGCTACCCTTCACCTCCGTCGAAGTGTCAAAGCTAACCGTGCCAGAGACAGCACTCCAAAATCCGTCAGCAGGTGTCAAGCTTTCTGTCCAAGCATCCTTATCGGCTGGAACGCTTTTCTCAGCCACGCCATATACGGTTATTCTGTTCCTCACACGGTGAATATCTTTAGAGTATTCGCTGAATTCGATTTTCTCGCTAAGGCTTACGGGCGAGGTTTTGCTGTTTCTCGGGAAAAACTCGAACTTGCCATCTGGAGCAACACGAAAATCGTAGCCTATGACACCTGCCTTGTCAGCTGATTCTGCAATATATTCAAGAATGTCCCAGATTGGCGTGTCCTCATATTCCAGCCGTGTATAAGTCGTATCAGTGTTCTCCACAAGCTCAGTTGAATCTCGAACGTGGCTCAAACCAGCAAAATTGTCAAGCAAATCCTTAACGATTACCTCTCCCTTCTGATTCTCATAAGTCTTCGTCACGGTTCGTCTGAACAGCTTTTCCCCCCAACATCTACCACTTACACGAACATAGTTTTCTGTTGGAGAAGACTCGTATTCGACGCCTTCAACGCGAGAGATAATTATTTGCGGGCAGTTGGCGCCTCTGCCAATGTCTATGTGCCCATCCATGCCAACGCTTATCGGCGAAGAGCCTCCAGGACTGTACTTCTTACTCCAGTTTTGAAGCAGAACCTCGAAGCTGCTAATCTCTTTCGTGCAGCCCAGATGAACATCGGCATTTATAACGTCGCCTTGAGGCGGCGTCACAGAACCGAAGGCAACACCCATCTTCGGAACGTCAACACTCAACTACTCAACACCCCGCCTATACAGCTCCTCTTCCCCAGCACGGTGAATACCACGAGTATACGTGGACATCCCAGCAGTAGCCTCATTAAAGCCTTGAACACTTGCAGTGGCAGAATTCATCTGCGAAGCAAAATGCCACATCGCAGCTGCAGCCGCAACAATAACTGCGACTCCAACACCAGTCAAAGCCAAAAACGTGGCATAACTAATGTTAAGCGCATTCTGCGCAGCAGCAGCAATCCAACACGCAGCAGCGTAAACCTTCTGCGCTACAGCTACGCCCCAGCTTGTCCGCATAAACATGCCCATCACTGAAACAACCATCATCGCGCTGCCGAAAACCCGCGCTTGCTGATCGTTCAGGATGCCAAACTGATGAGCTATATGCACGACAGCTGCGCCAGAAGCGCCCAAACCAGCGATTGCCGAGCCTAAGCTTTTGATGCGCGTGCTTAGTGCCTCAGCGTCAGACTGAACTCTCGCAAACTCATGGCTTGCACGATTAACGGCGCGGATAGTTACGGCGATTTCGCGAAAGCTCATGTTAAGCCAGCCTCCGACTTAGCCTCGTCAAGAGCGTCACACAATGCCCGCTCGAGCAGTGGTAGATGCTGCTGCAATGCAGGAAGAATGTATGGTCTGGCGTGCATGTGTCGGGTGCCCAACTCCACAGAAGCCGCATACGCCGCCTCTGCACCTATCTCAACCATCCATTCGCTTTTTCGTGCATATATTGAGCCTTGCAATTGTCCTGTTCGCTTTGGTGCGAGTTGTTTTGCGCTTTCCTTGACTTCTTCAGTCCAGCTTTCCAGTCGCTCCTGCATACTCTTCTGCAGATTAGCATTAAAATTCTGCATAGCAGCCTTAAACTCTTCTGCGCCTTCTACTACAATGCCCATTTCAATGACCACGCCATTTCGCCTCCTTCTCAGCTCTTCGCCTCTCTTCCTCCGCCTGCCTGTCTAATTCGTTGAGTATGACGATGAACTGTTGGATGATTTTTGCTGGCTGTTCTGCGAGTTGGCGGGGTGTCCAGCCGAATTCTTTGCAGAGACGAAAGTCTGTGACGGCGGAATGTGGTTTCTGTCTTCGGATTGCTCGGATAAAAAAGAGGACTCGCCTTCTGATAAGCTGCAGAGTTTATTTGCGATTTGGCTGAACAACTCGCCCAAACCGATTGGGACGCCGTTTTCTTCGCTGAGCAGCTTCTCCAGCGTCACGGGCTTGTGCTGCGGCTGTTCTCTAAGCGAAGCCAGAATTGTTTCAGCTTGGATGCTGATGAAGTCGCTGCTGACGACATGTCCAGACACGGGATGATAACGTGTATATTTTTGAATGATGCGACTGCGCCGAGCCCAACTGATCTCCTCAAACACGTAGCGTCCAGCATACTCCTGTCCAAAACGCTCATCTACGTCTAAAACTTCCTTCTGCATTGCCATATTCTCCTTTTCGTTAGCTTATAAAAACGTCTCGCGCAACAAACGACGCTTTCAGGCTTACTAGGTCTTCGATGCGTGTGGGCGTGGCTACGTTCTCCCACTTGCAGTACTTGAGTAGGGCATTGTTTGTGCTTCCTAAGCCGAATTTTAAGCTGAACTCGCTGTCGCTTATGATGTCGTCGTATTCCTGTTTGCTCTCAAATTCGAATGTCAACTCGCCTGTGACATTGCGATGTCTAGCTGGCAAATACTTCAACAAATGCGCATCTGCTGAGCGAATCACAGACACTGGCTTCAGATTATTGTCTATCACGAACTTCCAGTCAGCCACCCTTTCTATAGCTGCTAAGCCCGAGCCGTCCCCGGCACCGCGTTGCACGAAGCTCTCAGTATACGGAACTGCCCCTGCATACTCGCTGTAAGTCGCACCCACAATCTTGCTCGTGCCAACAGCAGCATCCTTTCCAGAAAGCTCAACAGTCGCTTCAACGACCTTCTCGATGCCGCATTCAACAGTCAGCCTGCCTATCCTGCAGCCTTTATAGAGAAGACTTATGATGTCAGTGGCATCGGTAAATGCGCCTTTATAATAGAGCACTTGAAGGCTTAGGCTACTCAACGTTTGCGCGTGCTGAATAAAGCCTATGGGCGCGTCAAGCGGCAATACGTGCAGAATCTGCAGATTCGCCTGCCTTAAGCCTTGTTTTATGGTTTGAAGGTCTCTGCTTCCAACGCCTCTAACATTTATCAAGTCTGGGTCTAGCGAAGGCTCGATGTTTTCTGCGTTTACGCTGAGCATAGAGGGGTTTGCAGGTGTTTCGCCGTAGTTTGTTTCCTGCACAAAATATGCGCAGCACTCATGTGCTCCATATGTTTCTGGCATGTTCTTTTTCACACTCCAACTGTCTCGAAGGACCATGATTTTAGGGTGAATTCGGTGTGGTAGATGAAGGGTTTAACCTCAACAAGGTCTGCGTCTCGAAAGCTGGCAACATCCACATACGTGATTCCATTCACAGCGACGATGCAGCTTGCATAATCACAATAAAGTATGGCATTGGCTAATCCGTCGCTGGGATTTGTGGTTCTTGCGAGAAGCCAGACATATCCGTCATCATCAATGAAGCCTGTCAGACTTTCACTAATCGTTATGGCTATTGCTTCGTCGTCGCTGTCAGAACCAGTTTGCGTTTGCTGCCATGCGCCAGCAATGTGATTCCAAGCTTTTACTGTAACGCCGTTGCCAGATGGTG